GCGGGTACCACTTGAGAGGAGATGCGATGAAAGCCTTGTTGTTAACAATCGATCAACTCGCGGCCATCTTGCAGATCAGCGTGAAGTCCATTCGCCGGGCCTACCGTAAGGGCGAGATTCCAGTGGAACGGATCTGTCGATTTGTGCGCTTCGACCTCGAACGGGTGAAAGAAGCCATGCAGGGCAATGGGCAAGGGCAGTCTCCTTTCTCCACACGGGAACAGGGACAGCGCAGCGCGACCGGCGGCGCCAGCCGGCGGCGCGTGCAGCGGACCAGCCCCCGACTTGGTAAGACGGGGGCGTCCATAGCACGGAAGGCAAGGAGGAAGAAATGACAGGTTCTGGAGGATTCACTCAAACGATTGATTGGCTCGCCTTCACGCTCCCGAAGGCTGACGTGGACGAGGTCATCAAGACGATTGGCGGTGACTGGTTCCAGAGTGAGACGGGCTTTCGCGGGTATCCGGTCGCACGGCTCATGACGCAGGGCAAGACCGGTGTCGCCAAACTGGGGACGGGTGCTCCTCGCAATCCAAAAGAAGTGCATGTGGATCTCTCCGCCGGGATTGTCTCCCAGTGGGATGAGGCCAAGCTGAAAACGGTGATTGGATGGATTTTTTCTCAGAAAGGCCATGTGACACGCACCGACGTGGCCCTGGATGACCGGGAGGCCACTGTCGCAGTCGAGACGGTTCGGTTAGCCGTGGAGGCTGGACAGGTCGTGAGTCGGTCCAAGCAATTCAAAGTGATTCAGGCCTCCAATCATCGCCAGGGAGTCCGAACCGGAGAGACCCTCTATTTCGGCAGTCGGGAAAGCCAAAGCATGCTGCGGGTCTATGACAAACGGCTCGAACTTCAAGCCAAAGGCCGAGAGGACGCGGCCTTATACGGCGTCCGATGGGAGCTGGAATTCAAACAGGACCGGGCCCAAGCCTGTGCCAAGGCCCTGCTGACTTTGGATGCTGAAGACTGGCGGGCCTTCTTGGTCGGGGTACTGCGCTCCTATGTCGATTTCCGCGAGACGACACGAGAGGCGGAATCCTATGAGAAGTATCGAGCTCCGTTAGTGGGCTGGTGGAAATCCCTCACAGAAGGCTTCATGCGATGCCGGCTCGTCGTCGAACGGATTCAACAGCGGTTGGATGATGTGGCCGCCTGGCTGGCAAACGCGATCAGTCCCATGCTGGCGGTGGTGGTCGCCTGTCGAGGGGATCAGTTTCTGTTCGAGATGATCTATGCGGGGACCAAGCGATGGACGCAGAAGCACTATGCGTTGCTGAAGCAGCGTAAGCGAGGGACCCCCTATGTTCTTAGAGTTTCATAACGGATCGTGGCGACGCATGTGTCCAGGCTGTGGCACGAGAGGTTGTCGGTGCAAGTGGGTACAAGGCGCCCTGTATTTGAGCTGTACAGCATGCGATTCGGAATTCTGTCTCAGGCCAAAAGCCCGGTCCGAAGGCCGGGGCGTGTGGGTCAGGCGCTTGGCTGACTCGAAATTCACTCACTATTCAGGAGGTCTCGACGATGCAAGTCAAAGCGGAGGGTGCTGTTCAGGGCTATGTGGAACGGAGGAGCCGGGAAGGCAAGGTCTACAGATCGGTGGATTTTTACGTGAAGGGCAAAGATCCGGGGGTGCTGCGCTTGGGGATTCCGGAGGATCAGATGCCGTTGATCGAGGTCTGCAAGCAGGCCGAAGGCAAACAGGCCCGTGCGTCGATCGAAGTGCGGAAGTTCGAGCAGACGGGCCGCGTGTTCTTCGATTTGTCTGGATTGGAAGTCCTGAAGTAACGGCAGGAGGAGGAAGGCCAGTGGATCTCACCATTATTCTCGTGGCGGTCTTGTTACTGGCCTTCCTCACCGGTCTCGGAGTGGGACGATTGTGAAACTGTTCTCATTAACCAGTTACCTCACCCTCATCTGGGGTCTCTTGGTCGCCTTCTGTGTGACACCCGGTGAATCACTTGCCCAAACCGCCACGCAGTATTCCCGGGTGATCGCGCAAGCCGAACGCATTGCCTATCTCGCCGCGCAACGCTCGGCCTTGGCGAATCAGGTGGCAACCGCCGCTCTCGCACCCTCGGCTGCCTCCATGGCCGTTCGCATGGTGGCAGGCCCAGTCGGTTGGGCCGCTCTGGGAGTCAGCGCCGGGCTGGTACTGGCTCAGATGTATTACTCCCAGAGCGATCTCTCCGCCGTCAAAACGGCGGCTTCCACGCCAGGCGGCTGGCAAGTCGCAAGTACCAATGCGGGAACACAGACGTTTCCAGGCTTCGGGACGAACACGCCGGGGAATCCGGCCTATCCCAATGCGACCATTCAATTCAGCGCGACGAATGTTCCGCTCTGTGCGGTCGATACCGAGTATCTGCATGATTGGGTCGTCGGGCCGTTTCAGAGCCTGAGCACGGCCGTCTTCTTTACCGGTAACTTTTTCGTGAATGGGCCGGCGGTCGGCGGATACACGCTCTACGTCTGCCATCGCAAAGGCATTCCTGGTTCCACATCACCCATTCAAGATGCCTTGATTCCGCCGACCCAACAGCAAGTGGCCAACTTCGTCGGGGGGCTTCCGGCCAGCGATCCGAAGTCCGTCGAGGTTCACACCAATCCCGTTGGCACCAATGGCGCCACACAGCCGGCCGATACGACGATCTCCCAAGCAGTGACGCCGACCGAGATGCCGACGACGGTCAAACCGAAGCCGGTCCCTGCCGGCGACATCGTCGTGGTGGACACGGTCCCGCCTCCGGCGAGTACGCCGCAGCAGAACACGCAACAGCAAACGACGACAACGACCACGACGACGACACAGAATCCCGACGGCTCCACGACGCAGCACGAAGAGACCCAAGCGACGACCTCCTGTGCTGTGGGATCTCACCAGAGCCAAACCTTTGGGACAGTCCTGCAAGCGCATCAAACCATCTGGGCCACAAGTGGATTGCTTGGGACATTGAATCTTCTCAAGTCCCTCACCTGGCCCTCGACCTTGCCCGTGATTGCCTTGCCCTCGGCGTTCTTTGGCAGCCAGCAAGTGGACTTCAATCAATGGGCTTGGTTCTTCACGGTTCTCCGAACCCTGGTGATTGCGACAGCGTCGATTGCTGCGTACCGCATTATCTTCGTGGGAGGAGGCCAGACGACATGACCGCCATTCTGACGCTCATCTATTGCTGGCTGCAGGAGTTCTTCTTCTCGCTCAGCGATTGGGGCCTCGGCATCTGGGATTCGCTCCTCTCCGTGGCGGACAGCACGCTCGCCACCATTGGGACGGCCGGACTCACCCTGCCGGTGATTCCCGATCAGTATGCGTGGGTGCTGGGCGCGACGGGCATGAGTCAGGCGCTGGCCATCCTGGCGAGCGCCATGGGCACGCGGTTCATTTTGCAAACGATCCCATTTGTGCGGTGGGGCTCATGAATCAGCTGGTGATGGGCTGGGCCTATGCTTGGACGGTAATTTTGGCGCTGTGGATCTGGGTGTATCTGAGGAGTCTTCGATGATCGAACTGTATGAAGGGGTACCAGGATCAGGAAAGTCCTATCACGCGATCTGCGAGAAGTTTCTGCCCTGGGTCAAACAAGGCCGACGGCTTTATATCGCGGTCGATGGCATCTACCTCGATAGACTGGCGCTTTTTACGGGCATCGAGCTCTCCGTCCTCGAACAGCAGATCACGCTCTGGAAGGACTCCGTCGAAGTCCTCCAGGCCTTTCCCCATGTCGAACCAGGCTCAGCCGTCATAATCGACGAAGCGCAAACCGTGTTTCGCTCCATGCAGAAGGTGGAGCCGGGCCTGCTCCGCTGGCTCGAAACGCATCGGCATTACGGCGTGGATATCCTGCTCATGAGTCAGGATTTTCGGCAGATGTCGCAAGGCGTCACACGTCTCATCGAAGCCACGGTGAAGTTTCGGAAGCTGGCGTTTGTGGGCCTGTCCAAAAAGTACCAGGGCAAGGTGCGCGGCAACCCGGAAGACCACGAAGTCATCCGGGCCTTCGTCGGCACCTATTCGCCGGCCATCTACGCCTACTATTCGAGTTACGCCTCGGCAGCCATTCGAGAAGAGAAACGCAGTCATACCGTCTTCAAGTCGGCGCGGGTGGCGATCGGGATTGCCGCAGGCCTGTTCGCGATTGGTCTCATGGTCTGGCGGCCCTGGTCCTCGTTGAGCGCGAGCAAGCCAACCACTGCCATTGGATCAACGGCTGTCCCAACCACAACCATCGGCGCACCAGCATCCGGTTCGGGCAGTCTGTTGAACCCATTAGGCATGTCTCCTTCAGCGCCAACTACTCCGCCCGTACCAAAGCGACCCGTGCGAATCCTTGGCGGTGCGGGAATGAGCAAGGACCGTCAAGGTTGGCGCTATCTGCTGGACAGTGGCGAGATCCTCACGGCCGCGCAGATTACTGGACGCTATGGCCTGTCGGTCTCGGAAGTCTATGAAGAAGGCTCAATGCGGCTCATTGGCGAAGGAGTGTTCTATGGACCTGCCGGCGATTGAGGCGATGACCTATTTCACGGCGATATTCTGGCTCGGCGGCTTTGCCGTGGGGCTGATCATCAAACTGATTCTGCCTCAGACTCACTGAGGCGCTCGACCGTCGGCGAGTCATCCGGCGGCGTCGGTGGACGGAACCACCACAGAGCACAAGGAGGTGCCGTATGAAGGGATGGGGTTGGGTGAAAGGGCTTGGAGGCGTGCTCATGGCGTTCGTGTTCGCCCTGGGCGTGCCGGCGCTGTCACAGGCGCAGTTGTTTCCGGTGTCAGCGGATGTGGCCACGGTGCGGGCCGATCTGCTCTTGTGGGCCACAGCCTTGATTGGCGTGGCACTGGCGATCTACGCCTTTAAGCGCGTGCGCGCGATTGTGGGCTGATTGAGCCCATCGAGGCAGGCTGACAGCAGCCTGCCTCTTTTTTCATCCATAGGCTAGAACGCGACGGATATGACCAAGGAGAAGGAGCATGACGGCTTCGCAGATTCAAACCATCGGCAATGCATTGGCTACCGACCTAGTTGCCTGGGGAACGGCGGCAATTGGTCTTGCACTCGTGGCCGCAGGCGCCGCCTGGGTGTTGCGGTTGCTGCGCTAA